CACGAGGCCGTCCAGGTTCGCGGTCGGCATGGCCTGGCGTAGCTCGGACCAGGTCATCACGTGGGGCTCGGGGTTCCGGGTCACCGTGGTCTTGCGGGCCTCTCGTGCCAGCTTCTCGAACCGCTGGTCCGCTGCTCGCTGAGCCTCGGCCACGGTGTCTCGACGGAACTGGTCGAACATCTTGGCGTCGGCCAGGACGACCGCGTACGCCAGGCTCACAGCACACGCTCCACGACTGCGCGGTGTCCGACGGTCGGCGTGCCGTCTCCAGCGGGGATCATGACCGTGTACTGGTCCGACACGAGGTACCGACGCTTGGCGCTCTCGACGGCCAGGTCGGCGCATTGCTCGCACTGGGCGCAGTCATGGTGCATGTAGACGATGGACCACTGGTCGTCCCCGATGACTCCGGCACGGATCAGTACCTGGCGCAGCACCTTCACGAGTGTGGCCTTGCTGGTCATGTCCATGACGAGGCGCACGTCCGGTGAGAGGTTGATGCCCTCGTACAGATACTGCGCCATCGAGTTGATCTGCTGGTCGCTGATGACGGACTTCTTGGCACTCACCTCGGCGTCGTGCTCGGCCAGCCAGCGGTCGAACCCCTCGATGGTAATAATCCGGTCCCAGGCCAGACTGGGCTGCTCCGACATGTCCAGATCCGAGAGCACGAAGGTCTCCCGAACCTGCTTTGTGGTGGGTGTCCAGCGCTTGTCTTCCATGTTCTGCCTCCTCAGGCGGGTTGGTCTTATAAGTATGGCACGGCTCTTATGGGATCCGCAACCGTCAGCTGCCTGCCCTAACCTTTAAGTACGCGGGCGCGCTACATAGAAATAATAACACCTCTCATAACCCGAAGCGCTCCGAAGGAGCTAGCTGAGGGCGGGGCTACCGAGCCCCAGGCGTGCCAGACGCTTCCAATCCGAGGACTAGGGACGCACGTCCCCCACGGCCTGACGGCCTGGGACGCACGCCCACGCTCTCGGCGCGCTGCCGTCGGTAGCACAGGGGTCACACTTGCGCAAGACGCAACGATGTGCCATGCTTGGGTTACCGCAGCACGCGGTCCACCGAATTTGAAGGAGTCCACACCATCATGAGCGAGAATCAGCGTCAGATGACACCGGAGGAGTTGGTTGCCAACGGCTATCCGGCCGATCTGCACACTCGACCCGGAGCGTACGAGGAGTATCAGCAGCAGAAGGCTGTTCGAGGCTACGGCCTTCGAGCGTCTGACTTCAACGGGCACGTTCCGGAGTTGTCCAGGGAGGAGCGCCTCGACGAGGCCATCGCCGCCCACAAGCGGGAAGTCAAGCAGGCTCGGGACAAGGCGCAGTACGTCCGGCAGCAGCGGGGTCACTCGTGGATCCTGCACTGGTGCGTGCTCGGCATCTTCACCCTGTGGATCGTCCCGATCTACTACTCGTTCTCGCCGAACCACTACTGGCACATCTGATGGGCAAGAAGCAGAAGCGCCTGGCGGAGGATCAGGCCAACGGGATGCCGCTCAGCCGGGCACAGGTCGTCATGAGGGACGACATGCTGCGAGGCCCTATCCAGCCCACGCTGTTCGACGAGGACCGTGACGACGAGGACGAGCCCCTGATGGTCGGGCAGACCCGGAACACCGAGCCGATGCCCCTGCACCAGGCCCTGGACGCCATTCTCGGTGTGTCGCGCCACCCGCAGTACCAGGACCTCGCGCTCCAGATCATCGACGAGAGTCCGACTCTGAACCTGTCGCTGAGCCAGTGGCGGCAGGTTCAGGACATGGTCGAGAAGGCTGTCCGCGTCGGCTTCGAGTACGGCGGTCGCGCCGCTCGATAACGTGTGGCCTAGCCCTGCTAGGGCTGTAGTGATAGTGTTGTCGCTGGGCTTGCTCCGCGACCCGCCGTACGGTATGCTTGGCCTATGCCCAGCCAGCCGCGTGCCCCCCGACCCGGAGCAGATTCGTCTGCCTCGGGTCGTCGGCGTCGTTGCTCGGCTCTGACCACGGGCGGGGAGCGGTGCAAGCGGGCAGCCGTCCCCGGTCTGACCGTCTGTCAGAGTCACGGTGGAGCTACCGCTGCCAGTGTCCGGGCAGGCAAGAGGGCTGTCGCCAGCCAGCAGGCCTCAAGCCTATGGGGCATCAGCCCGGACACTGGCGGTATCTCGGTCGAGGAGCAGCTTCAAAAGCTTGCCCGGAACAAGATGACCGACGTTATCGCGCTCCGCACCAAGATCAGCGAGGACGCGGTTCACAAGCACATCGGTCGGCTGACCGAGAGTCACAGCATCACCGAGTACGACATCGAAGGGACAGTGCAGTCCAAGAGCGGTACTCAGGAGACTAAGACGACCAAGGCCGACACGTCCGTATGGGTGAAGGAGCTTCACAAGACGGAGATGGAGCTTCTGCAGATTCTCAAGCTTCTGCAGGAGGTCACCGGTGGTCAGGGAGAGGTCGACGTTCGTCGTATCCGCCTGCAGACTGCCCGAGAGACCGCTCGTCTGATGAAGGCGTTCCCAGGCATCTCGGTAGACGAGGTCGCGGCGGAGGTGGCCAAGCGTGCTTCTTGACCTCAACGACGTCGATCTGGACGAGTACACCTACGAGGAGATCTCTAGCGACTTCTCGGTCTTCTGCAAGGCCTCGGGCATCCGGGACAGCGCACTCACACACGCGCTGACGTCCTCGTTCGACCCTGACGCTCTCAACACGTCTCTGGGCTGTGTGGCCTACTCGACACCGCCGCAGGAAGGTAAGACCACCTGGATTGTCCACTACATCGCCTGGACGCTGATTCGCAACCCGTGGATCAAGGTCGTGTACGCCACGTACTCGCAGGCACGTGCGAACGCGGTCTCCAGGCAGATCCGCGGCCTAGTGGCCCGGTGGACTCCGATCGCTCGGGGCTCGAACAACGTGCAGCGCTGGGAGACCGAAGAAGGCGGTGGCCTCCTGGCAGCCGGTCGAGGTTCGGCCATGACGGGCTTCCGCTCCGACTTCACGGTCATCGACGACCCCATCAAGGACATGGCGGAGGCCCAGTCAGAGGTCATCCGTGAGACTACCGTCGAGTGGTTCAGCTCGGTGGTCCTGACCCGTATGTCCTCCCTCAGTCAGATCATCGTGATCGCCACCAGATGGCACAAGGATGATCTCATAGCTCACGTACAGAAGCCCGACGTGCTCGGCGCAGCTTACGTGAACATCCCCGCTCAGGCCACACACGAGGACGACCTCCTCGGTAGGGCCGTCGGGGAATGGCTCCCGTCCGTCCAGAACCGGTCGCAGCACGCCTGGCAACTCATCAAGAGGGCCGTGGGCACCTACGTCTGGCAGGCACTCTATCAGGGTGACCCCCAGGTGACGGGCGGGAGCTACCTCAACCCAGACAAGATGGACGTCCTGCCGTGGGAGACCGTCGTGTACCAGGACGAGCGCACCGGGGCCATGCTCACGCTCAGCCGGTCCGTCATCATCCAGAGTTGGGACCTCACCTTCGGGCAGATCGGGACCAACGGCAAGAAGAAGGCCTCGTCCGGGGACTATGTGGCCGGGCACGTGTACGCGCTCATCGGACAGAAGTTCGTCCTGGTCGACCGGGTGCACGAGCGCCTGACCTTCACCGAGCAGGTCAGCGCCATCCTCCGCATGTCGGCTCGCTGGCCCCAGACCTCCCGCATCTACGTGGAGAAGGCAGCCAACGGCACGGCCATGCTGGACACCCTCAAGAAGCGTGCGGCGCTCATCAAGCCAGTGACCCCCGGGGGCAGCAAGGAAGTCCGGGCTCTCGCAGCCCAGCCCACCGTGGACGAGGGCAACGTCGCCATCCTGGACACCGTGCTCGACCAGAAGATGATCCAGGAGTTCCGGGACTTCCCGTTCGGGCCACACGACGATGACGTGGACGCCATGACACAGGCCATCAACCAGGCCAAGGTAGACTACATGAAGATGGTGGGATAACAGATGGTAGACGTAGCAGCCGACAACACGGACATGACCAAGATGGAGGCCTGGCTCGCCACTCGTGGCAGCAAGACCTACAACCCGTACTACAACGGCAAGATGTCCTTCACCCTGCACGGCAAGGACTGGGACACCTACGTTGCCGAGGCCTTCCCTGACCTCAAGGACCAGGCCACCAGCGAGAACATCTTCAAGGGCGCGATCGATCTCTACGCCGAGAACCTCGTACCGCAGCCCGACCAGCTGAGGGGCTTCAGCAACAGCGTGATCCCCCTCCTCAGTCGTGGGGAGTGCCCGGTGGTGGTGGACTCCTCGGGTACTCCCCACTTCCCCGAGCACTACGAGATGATCAGCGACGGGAACTACACGGTCGCGTGCATCTTCACCCGTAGCATCGAGGCCATGGAAGACTATATGACGTTCGCCTACAGCAACGGCGTCACACGTCTGTTCAGCAAGCCGGTCCCCGAGGACATGACCCCGGCCACACAGGATGGCTTCAAGTTCGTCGAGACCAAGACCGGGGCCACCCTGCTGCGGTTCGCCCTCGACGACAAGGGCTTCGGTGCCGGGCTCGCTGCCCTGCAGGACCGCGTCAACCACTCGATCATCGACCAGACGGTCATCGCCGAGATGTACGCCCGACCGTTCTGGTACCTGCTCAACGTCGCCATCCCGCCCAAGAACCCGTACCTGCCCCAGGGCAGCGTTCAGGAGACCGAGGGCCTCAACGAGCAGAAGACCAAGGGCGCGGGCCGTATCTTCACTACCAGCGGTGAGGGGCCGTTCGGCCAGCTGACCCCGCCGACCATCGTGGACATGATCAACTTCCACGATAGCATCCTCGACAAGGTCAGCCAGAACACGGGCATCCCCCAGTTCTACTTCAAGCCGGGCTCTGGCGTCCCGCCGACAGGTGTGGCCCTCAAGGTGCTCAGCAAGAGGTTCAACAACAAGATCGCCCGGATGCGTGAGGACATCGAGCCCCAGCTGGAGCAGCTTGCGGAACTGCTCGGGGTGGACAAGACCGGCACCGAGAAGGATCCGAAGACCGGGGCCGACAAGCCGTCCTACGAGTTCTGGAACACCTCGGACGACCTCCTCCAGGAGGCCCTCGACGCTCACGGCATCGCGCTCAGCCAGATGGGGTACCCGCTGGAGTACATCGCCGAGGTTGTGACGCCCGGGGTGGACCTGGAGGACTACCAGGACGACACGATGTCGGCACCTGGGGTAGACCCGACCGTTCCAGGCCAGGCCACCGACATGACGGCCACCGGACAGCAGGGACTCGTGGCCACCCCCGGTCAGGTCGCCGCCTACGGTGCCAACCCCGGACAGAAGGCCAAGGCGTAGTCCATGGGTACCGTCCCGACCGGCAAGATGGAGCGCCAGCTACGTGCAGAGTACCTGCGGTGGCTGGCGGATCTGCCACGCCATCAGGACGACCTGACGAGCTACGTCGGTACCTTCGAGACGAGGAGTCGTGCCCTGATCGCGAAGATGGGCGGGCAGGTTGCCAGCCTGGGGGCGCTAGCAGACTTTCCTGTGCCGAAGACCCTGGAGCTTAGCCCGGTGGCCAACGTCGTGTACGACCAGATGAAGCAGGCCGCTGTGCAGGCGAGCATCCAGGCCGGTATGCAGGCTACCCAGGCGGCCCGGGCCATGTTCAACGCTGGCCTGGACAAGTCGTTCAACCGGCTCAACCGTCTGGCCCGCACCGAGACCGTGTCGGCCTACTGGCGTAACTCGTGGGACAGCGTGGCGGACCTGCCCGACATCGTCATGGTGTGGAGCCCCGAGTACGGCAAGCGGACCTGTGACTGGTGCCTCAGCCGGGACGGGCTCGTGGTCGAGGACGCCAACATCCGGGACCACCCCCAGGGACGCTGCACCCTGATCCCCACGCTCCGCAGCCGACTGGTCTACAAGGGCACGCTGGAGCCGGACGGTAGCGTCACGATGGACCCACGCTACACCCAGAAGAGTGTGGCCGGAGCGAAGCCCAAGGTCAGCACCGCACCCACGACGGAGGCTCAGCGTGATCCCATGTCAGGCAAGTCGAACCCTGCCGCCCCGAGCAAGGCGCAGCCGACCCAAGCGTCCAAGGCCCCGGCTACCCCGACCCCGTCGTTCGACACGGCACAGGTCAAGGCGGGCATGGAGGCAGCCGAGTCCCAGCGCAAGACGCTAGAGCGCCAGATGTTCGACAGGAAGGGCAACTTCAACAAGCAGAAGGGCTGGACCGCCGACACCCGTGCGGCCTGGTCGTCCTACACCGAGATGGGCCACAAGGACATGAACGCCCTACTCCGGGACCCGGCAGGCTTCGCCAAGTCGGTGGACACCTACTGGTCGGACCTGGCTAGCAAGCAGATCGACGACCTGAAGACCCTGCTGGAGGCTAACACGGCCACACGAGAGATCACCGTGGCCCGAGGCGTCACCGTCTCAGACTCGTTCAACCCGGCCACACTCCAGCCGGGCGACCTGTTCGCCGACCCCGCGTTCCTATCGACCACGAGCGACATGACCCAGGCCCTGGACTTCGCTACTGGGCGGGGCTCGGGGGCAGACGGGTGGACGTTCATCACCAAGGCACCCCAGGGTACCCACGTGGTCGCCGGGGCTGACTACCAGAACGAGCTTATCTTCGGCCCGGGGCAGCGCCAGCGTGTCGTGACCGTGGATGTCGACAAGCACATCGTATACACGGAGATGATCCCATGAGGGTAGACGAGAACGTGTCGGTGATCGTAGGCACACGCCAGCAGATCGCCGAGCAGCTAGCCAAGCTGGAGCGCCAGCGCCGACGCTTGGCTACTAAGACTTCCAAGGAGGAAGAGCCCGACAAGAAGCCCTAGCAACGCTAGGTGACTCGCCGGGACGTAAGAGGTACTTGCGCCAGCAGGTATTATCAGCTAAACTACTACGAAAGGACCCCGAAATGGGAGCCGAGAGCACTACCACCGAGACCGGTACCGAAACGGACCAGGGCTCGCAGGGCCAGCAGCAGCAGACCACCGACGAAACGTCGGGTAACGGATCGCAGCAGCAGGCCGAAGGTCAGCAGCAGACGACCACCAACACAGAGCCGGTCAAGCTGCCGGACGATCACCCTCTGGTCAAGACCCTCGCGACGCAAAAGCAGACCCTGGCTACTACTCGTACCGAGTTGGCCGAGGCTCGGGCTCAGGCAGCGAAGGTCACCCAGCTAGAGGCCGATCTCCAGAAGCGCCCGACCACCGAGGCCCTCGAAACCCTCCAGACCCGGTACGACCGGCTGGAGGCGTTCCTACAGGCAGCGGGCGGGGACCTCTCTACCGCACTCGACAGCCGTACCTTCACCAAGGACCTGTTCGAGTCGGACAAGGACATCGCCGACATCGTCAAGGACTGGCACAAGGCCCACCCCACGGCCACGAGTCAGGCACTCGGTAGCGGCGCAGCAGCCCCCGCCGCTGGCAAGGTCGACCCGAACTCGCTTCTCCGGGCAGCCTTCAACGGCGGGCAGAAGTAACCCATCCCAATAGGCCCCAGGGCCAGAAAGGAGTCAGTCCACATGACTGACATCTCTCGTGCTGACGCGCTGGCTCTGCTGGCCCGCCAGGACATCAACGAAATCATCAAGCCGGAGACGCAGACCTCCGCCGCGATGAGTGCGTTCCGGACCATCCGCATGTCGGCTGGTGTGGCCCGCATGCCCGTCCTGGCGGCGCTGCCGACCGCAGGCTGGGTGACCGACAACACCTCGAACGAGGCCACCGGTGTCAAGCCGACCTCGAAGGTCTCCTGGACCAACAAGGAACTGGTCGCCGAGGAGATGGCTGTGATCGTGCCGGTGCACGAGAACACCCTCGCAGACACCAGCTTCGACATCTGGGGCGAGGTCCGGCCGCTCGTCAGCCAGGAGTTCGGTCGCATCCTCGATGCGGCGGTCTTCTTCGGCGACGGCAAGCCCGCCACCTGGCTCGACCCGGCGATCATCCCGGGTGCCATCGCCGCTGGTAACAGCGTCGTGGAGGGCACGGGTGTCGACCTGGCGGAGGACTTCAACGAGGCGTTCGGTCTCGTAGAGGACGACGAGTTCGACGTGAACAGCGCCTTCACCGGTCGCTTCCTGCGCCGACAGCTGCGAGGCCTCCGCGACGACAACGGTCAGCCGATCTACCTCGACGCGCTCCGCAGCGACGGCAGCACGGCCTCCATCTACGGCCAGGACCTCCGGTACCTGACCAACGGCGGCTGGGACCGCACCGAGGCCGTCGCGCTCGTTG